TCGCTTGTATGATAAGGGGTTATATCTAGCTCTTTTTTATTATTAATAAGATTAGCTAAATGTTTGTTATCCCATTTACCTTTATTACCATAATCTCCAGCTTTGAATAACACAAAAGACATATTTTTTGCTCCTTTCCTTTTAAAAAATTTATATAATAAAAAAAATTCAGCATACAACTGAATCATAATTTATAAAAATAATTTTTTATTAACAAGATAATCATTAATAATTTTTTTCAAATCTTCTTTATTTTTATCACTAATACCACTAAACTGCCGCTTAGGAATAGTAACAGACTTGGCAAAATATTTATCTTTTCCTATTTTCCAATGTAGAGCCTTGACATTTTTAGCTTTGATAACTCCACCTTCATCGTGAATCTTTGCATAAACCAAATTACTAAATACAGAAACGCTATTTCTCTCTATTTTAGCTATTCCCAAAGAACCTTTAAGTGCTCCTGTATCACTTAGGATTTTTCCTTTTCTCAACTTTAATTTTTCCCAAGCGTTCCCTTCGTAATCAGTTTCAGCATCAAATCTTTTACGCATTTCATTTTCCATATAAAATGCTATTTCATCAAACATTTCTTCCTTACTAACGCTTCCAAGTCTTTCCTTAAAACTGGAACCCACATTATCGAGATTGGTTGTTATAGTAATTCTCATAATACATCCTTTCATAAAAAAATCACAGCTAAATTAATAACTGTGACTAGTTTTCAGTAGCTATTCGTACCCGTACTCTTTTTCTTCTTCCTCTGTTAAAAAACCGTCATTAGCCGAATCGAATGCCTCAGAAATTATTGCTTTTATTCTTTCTTTTGGCGTCATTTTTGCAAATCTTGCATTTCTCTCTTCTTGAGTTTCTCCAGGTTCAAAATTGTCGTCAGAAATACCTTCTTTAAATATTTTTAGAGCTTCGGTTAATGATTTTTTTCCTTCCATTCTTTCCACAACCTTTCTATAAACTTCCCTACTTCATTCGCTATTTCTCGTGGTTTCGGATTATTGTTGTATTCGCTCCATACTTCCGCAACAAATTCTTCCCGTTGATTTACCGCATACCTAGATAATCCATTTTTTATTTCAATTTTGTTTTGCTCATAGAATTTTTTTACATCATTATTTTTAGAAACATTCAACAATTTGTCAATTTGATGCCCAAATTCATGATCAAAAATAGATTTCATTGTATCACAGCCAACAGGTTTCCATCCGTTAGCAACTTGTCTTTTTCTTTCAGCAATCACATTATCATAATTGCTATAGTAATTTGAGTTCAATGATATTCCAGCATATTTGTTTATTATTTCTATAATTTCGTTTTCAGCCGGATCATCCCCAAACTTAACGCCATACAAGGCTTCCGCTGTTCGATTATTCTTAATTTTCAAGCTACCTAAAATATCGTTTATCATATCTTTCGCCAATCTATTGTTCTTAACATAATTTCTCAATTCTGCCTCCAACAATTCATTTCTCTTCTGTATACTTCCGACAAACTTAATCTGTTCCGCAACTTCAGGATATTTACTCTTCATAGCCGCAAGTCCACGATTCCACTCATTAGCACAGCGAACATCAATGCCAGTATAATCCGATTTCACTTTCAATACTTTTTCAGCATAGCTATTCGCTTCTTCAACTGTCTTTATCGAGTCAATTATACTACTATTGCCATCTTTTTTCAATGGTTTAGCAACTACAAAATCAGGAATGTCAAACTTATCAGCAAATGCTTCCACTTTTTGCCTATAATTATTCTCAAGTGTTTCTATATAGCCAACATCGCCTATATTATCCGCAAAACTTCCCACATCCAAGCCAATGTCATCACTGCTTACAACTTCACTCGGATCTACTTCATCTTCAGTTAGGGATACGGTATAACATCTGCAATTAAATCCATTTGGCGGAAAGTATTTGTCAGCTTCAGGCGTTCCCACTTTAAATATTTTCCCGTCAAGTTCCTTTGTATGCTGCTGTTCTCTTCCATCTAAAATACCGCAGTAGCGATAATATGGATAACGCTTTTTGTACTTGTCAACTTTCAAATGAATACCTGCGTTATAGGCGCGATTCATATTTGTTCTGAATACGGTTTTTAAATATCCCTCATTTAACTTTAATCCGCTCTCTGACAGGATTTTATCAACATCTTTTTTCCAGTCTTTAAATGTTCCGCCATTCTCGAGTGTACTTGACATCTGCTTAAATATTTTTTCTGTCACATTGACATCTGTGACCTTCTTTATCCAAAAATATTTTTGCCGTGAATAATCCATTTCTTTTTCCACATCAGTGTATAAGGCGGGATGTTTTTTCAGGAAATTATCAAGTGCAGCATTCTTTGTCTTGGTTCTAGTATTTGCAAATTCTGTTACTCCGCTATCGACCATAGCGGCATTGTCGAATCCCTGCAAAGTCGACATCAGCATTAAGTCTTCCAGTATATTTTCATAGTTAAAGTTCAAGTCATAAAAATCTGAAATATCTTTAGATTTTTCTATCTTTTCTCGTACAGCTTTTAATATATCCTTCTGCCATCTTTTAAAATTATTTTCAACAAATCTGTCAAATCTTGCCTGATTCCTTTCAATTAATTTTCGTTTCTCATTTATTTTATTGATGTTCGGTTTTTTTTTACCTTTGGCGAACTCACTTACTTCAGTCTTCTCTACTTCCACTAAGTCACCCACATCCATGCCCAGCATTTCTGCTATCTTATCTTTAGTAAAGGCATATCCGCTCTCCATAATTTTAACTATAGAGTTCACTTTCTCAGTCATAGTTTTCGCTTTCTTATCTTCCAGCTCCAATGTTTCTTTTTCGTCAATCTCCTCGACAAACTTAAAATAAAACTTGCTGGGGTCGTACCCATACAAGACAGAATCCAGCTCGATAAGTTTTTGAATCCAGTCCCTAATCTTTTTGACTTTAGATTCTATCTTATAATTTTGCTGTTCCTTATGAACTTCACCCAAGGCCCTGTTACCGCTATTACCATCCACTCCAACTACTAATGTACTTCCAAGTAAATATCTTTGCACGGCTTTTGACTTCTCGCTCAACAATTCCTGATAGATTTCAGGTTTCAAGTCATCTAATTTAATAAATTTTATGAAGTCATCAAGCGATTTCTCCCCGGCACTCGGTACTGCCAGCACATCTTTACCTTTAGCATTTTTTAAATCTTTAGCCTGTGCTTCCACATCTTTTTGCCTAGCTTTAATAACTTCTGGCGGATCTGTTTCAACAGCAGGTTCATAAGCGAATACCGTTATAATATCCCCATATTTTTCTATAATCGCATTTAACTTACTCTCCAAATGCTCTTTAGCCTTGAATACTGGAACAAGCGGCAACAAATCTGAACTTCCCTGTAAATTATCCAGTCTTTCTTCATTAACGCAAACTAAAAAACGGTTGGGTTCTTTCGCAATAACAATCTCACTATCACGAGTTTTAATCATCCAACCGTTATCCTTGTTATATTTTATATATTTATTCGGCAACAATACCAAATCATCAATCACTGTTCCACCTGTATCATCTTTGCCATAAATAATCTCAAATATAGATTTCTTATATATTTCCGATCTCAGCACATTTTCCAAAAGTTTAACCATATTAAAATTATTAAATCTTTCTTGAATACTTTCAGCTGTTTCCAGATACTCAGGCATATCCGTCTCAATTTTCCACTCTTTCGATGTCACACTTTGCGTCATAAGCTGTATAGCCTGTGCCACATCGACATCAGCCAACATCTTCTGCAATGTTTCATCATCAATATCTCCGCTATAAGAAACAGAACCAAGCGATATTATTTCTTTTACCAAAGCACTTACTACATTTTCCCTGATACTCACATTTCCTCCTTTCTACACACTTATAAATTTTCTAATATATCTTTTCGAATTTTGAATCAAATCATTTATAACAATGCCTGCATAACTGCACACATCAACAGCGTCATCATGCAAAGCATTTGGAAATTTCAAAAGTTCCTCTTCAAGCTCAAAAAGTTTATCCAAATTTTTATTGAAATAAACTTTCCCATTTTCAAACATAACTGATATGTTCAAGGCCCTTGTCATTTTATCAGTATCGGCTTTCAATTCCTTTAAGGGCATTCCCTCCCTGTTCGCCTGCTGAATTATCCCAATACCACTACTTTTGCTTTCTATGGCTTGAAATCTCAACTTATATCTATTCCTAAATTCCTTAATCACATTCCATTGGTCAGGAACTTCTAATCTTTCAAGCATTAAATCAACTAAATACAAGTTCCATTCCCTGTCGCACACAAAAGTGGCAATTGCCGTATAATCACTATTCTTTCGAGTACTCATAGCGGTATCTATTGTTTGAAAATAAAAGCAATCTTTCACATTTACATTTTTATCAGCAGTTTTGATGAAGTCATTATCAATATCGAAGTATTTAAAGTACTGCCGTTTAAAAAGTCCGCCGTCTTCAATTTGGGGTCTCTGCTGATAAAGTGCCGCAAACTCACGGCTACCTATCGCCTTTTTAATATTTTTAAGTTCTTTCAATCCGTACCGTTCTTCCCATAACGCCTCTCCAACATTTCTTCCTAAAATATCATTTTCTTCGGCAATCGCCGGAAGTACGATGCTCTCAAAAACTTCTCCAGTACCGCTTTCCATCTCTTTAGAAATTCTACCGACCAAGTCATCTTCATGCCACCTGGTTTGAATAATTATAATCCCGCCACCAGGTGCCAATCTTGTCCGAATAGTCGACTGATACCAGGCCCAGACCTTGTCTCTTTGAAGTTTACTGTTAGCGTCTTCTCTATTCTTAAACGGATCATCAATAATCGCAATATGTGCCCCCTTACCTGTTGCACTTCCTCCAACACCTGTACTCACAACAGCACCACGATGTTCTGAAATTCCCCAGTTATCACCAGCACTCTTATCCCTGTCGATGATATTATTAAAAATCTCAGTCCCATTTTTACTGTGTTCCCTATAAGTATCTCTTGCTATTTTTCCAAAATCTCTAGCCAAATCCATTGAATAACTTGCGATTATAATCTCATAATCAGGATTATTCCCAATTATCCAAGCAGGAAATTTCTTCGTCATAGTTTCCGATTTAGAATGTCGTGGCGGCATACAAATATAAAGTCTCGGACTTTTACCAGCTTTCACATCTTCCAAAAACTGCTGGGCCTTATCAGTCAAAAACTGTATATGCCTAGAATTTTTATATCTTCCATTCCCATCAAAAATAAGAAAATCTAGCAAATTCCGTCGTGAAAGCTCCTTAATTGCTTCCAGCCGTATCATTTTCATCTTATCCACCCTTACCACCAGCTAACGCTCTTAACTCTTCGATAGTAAGCCCTGAAAGCGGATTGGTATTCACTTGTCCAGATAACTGCATTTTCTCGATATATTCGCCGTCCATTTTATTTAAAATATCTAATGCCTTTAATCTATCCTGTATCTTTTCATTTCCATTTTTAATAACTTCTGTTAAAAACTCTCGTCTCTCAATCGCTGTCATTATTCTGCTTGTCTTTGTTTTTTCCTGTAATTCTTTTATGTATTTTGATAACGTAGTATTTTGTAGTAATTTTGGTGTATTCTGTCTTGCATATTTTTCTTTATATCCAGCTTTTATTGCGGATTCAGTAGCATTTCCGCTAGCTACATAATATTCACAAAAAGCCTTCTGCCTTGCATTTAATTTCAATGCTACCGCCTCCTCTTTTTTCGTTAAAATAATAATAAAAAAAAGACTACCTGTTTTCTCAGATAGCCTCCACAATAAATAAATTATATATTTAGAGTAAGAACTGGAATAAAAACTATTTCTCCAAATGCTCATTAAAATTACATTCTAACATATTATACCATAAAAAAAGGTATAGTCAAGGTACTAAAAAGGTAGTCAAAAGGTAATTTTAGTCAAGTAAAACTTCCGGAAAGAGTAAATACTGTATTCCTTCAACCAATCTCGTTCTATTTTTTCCTATAGTCTTCTCAGTTACTCCTATTTCTTCTGATATTTCCTCTATAGTAAAATTTTTAAAATATCTCAATTCGATAATTTTAAAATATTTATCTCTTTCAAAATATTTCAAGGCGTCTTCCACCCTAAAAATTCTTTTTTCCAGTTTTCTATTTTCTCCCTCCAAATACTCGATTCGACTTAATTCCTTTTCGGGAATCCCCTCAATTTTAATGACCCCGCCTTTTATATTTTCAGAAAAAACAGGTTTTGATTTTATTGCTCTTAACCCTTTTTCTTTTATTTGTGTTATTTCATCCTCATTTCTTTTTAAATTAATTTTATAAAGTGGATAAGACCTAAGCATTGCCTCTGTCTCCGTGTATTTATCCCCTGATTTTCTTTTTTCCATCTTTTCAAATATTTTATCCGCAATTTTTTCTATATCTTTTTCATTCATATATTTTTTTATTCTCCCTCAAATTTTTTCTCAAAAATGATTTTCTGCGACTGAACTTATTTCAAGAATGTAAGTCCACAAAGCACTATAAAGCCGATTAATAAAACTTTAAACATATTTTTTATTGCTCGTTTCCTTGCAAACCTTCTTTGATTCATTATAGTGCTGAAATCTATAAACATTTGGCGTTCAATCTCCTCATACCATCTTTTCAGCTCAGTCAGTTCAAGATATATAAACAAAATCACAAAAAAAAGCGTTGTAGCTATCAAATATATCTTTATCATAAATCCTCTCTTTCCACTAAATTTCTAGTACATTTTAATAAACATTCTATTAAACATCTCTTTTCTTGATTTCTCAAATAGCATTAACAAAGTTTCATCTGAAAAATTTTTATAATTAAAATTAAATCCATACACTTCTATTCTTTTATGCACATTCAATCTCTGCCTCATATCAACTTCCCATTTTAGCCATCATTTCCCACTGTTCCATCTATTTCTCCTCTTCTTTTTTATATTTTTCAATTCTTGCCTTCAGACTTTGTAAAAGTTCTTCCTGAACGTCTCCTTTGCTCTGCAGGGCTTTCATTACATCCTCGTCCCTTGTGTCCTGTGTTACAAGGTGGTGGATTATAACCTTTTCCTTCTGCCCCTGTCTGTGAAGCCTTTTATTTGCCTGCTGGTAAAGTTCAAGGCCCCAGTTAAGCCCAAACCATATCACATGGTTTCCGCCGTCCTGAAGGTTTAAGCCGTATGCCGCACTTGCCGGATGTGCCAGAAGTATGTCAATTTTTCCATTGTTCCAGTCTTTTTCATCTTCCGGAGTTTTAAACTGTCTTACCCTTAACTTTGATTTTGCCAGTGCCTTTTTTATCCTTTCCAGGTCATGCTGAAAGCTGTAGAATACCAAGGCAGGCTTGCCATTAAGTTCTTCGATGAGTTCCATAAAACGTTCAATCTTGCAGCTGTGAATTTTATGTACCTTACGTTCTTCATCGTAAATAGCACCATTTGAAAGCTGTAACAGCTTTCCAGTCAACGCCGCCGCACTTGCAACTGATATTTCTTCGGACTCGTTCAGTTCTAAAATCATCTGCTTCTCAAGTTCTTCATACTGCTTTCTTGACTTGCTGTCAAGTTCAACCGGTATTGTATTGTAGGTTATATCTGGAAGTTCCAAATAATCTTCCGCCTTCATTGAAACACATATATCACTTATCTTGTTCATAATTGACTTGTCTGACCCTTCCTTCAGCTCATATTCCCCAAAAGGGTTTCCGCCATATTTTGAATAGTTAAAATATCTTTCACGAAAAGCCGTTATATTCTTTCCAAGCCTTTCTCCCTTGTCCAGCAGGTATATTTGCGCCCAAATATCTTTTAACCCGTTTGGTGCTGGCGTTCCTGTAAGCCCTACAACTCTGTCTATTTTCCCAAGTACAAGTTTCAATGCTTTAAATCTTTTGCTTGCATGGTTTTTAAAACTTGAAAATTCATCAATTACAACCATATCAAACGGCCAGTCATTTTTATAGTATTCAACAAGCCACTGAACATTTTCACGATTTATCACATAGATGTCAGCCGGCGTATTCAATGCCGTTATTCTTTTCTTCTCTGAACCAAGCACTTTTGAAAATTTTAAGTATTTCAGATGATTCCATTTTTCCGCCTCATTAAGCCACGTACTTTCGGCAACCTTCTTTGGCGCTATTATCAAAACCCTGTCAACCTCAAACCGGTTAAATTTAAGTTCATCAATTGCCGTAAGCGTTATAATCGTCTTCCCCAATCCCATATCAAGTAACAATCCTGTATTTGGTGTCTCAATAACTTTCTCAATGCAGTATTTCTGATAATTGTGTGCCTTGAACTCCATTTACTCCTCCTTCCAATTAAACAGTTCGTCTTCCAATATATTATCTATCATTTCTTTGGAATCCACCACATAAACTCTTTGCCCTAGTTTCGTTATTTTTGTAATCTGATTTACTTGCAAGGCTCTCGGCTTTTTTCCTGGGGATTTCAATTCAACAAAGAATATTTTTCCATTTGGGAGTAGACAAAGCCTGTCTGGCACTCCTGAGTTTCCAGGACTCGTAAATTTATATGCGACCCCCTTTTTATTTTTTATTTTCTTAACTAGATAATTTTCAATTTCTTTTTCTGACATCTCTACCTCCAAATTTTTATAAGGCTACAAACTTTTCGCGCGCGCGTATAGAGACTATTAAATAAAGGATTTATATACTCCATATACGCGTATTTACACCCTTTAATCTCTTTAATTCCTTTATTTTATACTCTATATAGAAAAGATTGTAGTTTTTGTTGCCAATCATATTGTAAGTACGATTAATAAAGGGTTTATGTGGCAACAATCTTGGCAACAATCTCGGCAACAAGCAACAAAGTTCATTTTTTTAATTATTTTTGCGGCAACAAAAGTTTGTTGCCATTTTTAAGTTTGTTTCCCATTTTGTTGCCCACTTTGTTGCCGTTTTCATTCTTTAAATCCTTTAATTTTAAAAAGTTCTAAAAAGTTTGTAGACTTTGTTGCCCGTTCTATATTTTTATCTTTTTAAACCCTCTTTGCTTCCCATAACTTCCATATTTTAAAGGGTGCTTTATCCGTTCCCACCCTTTCATATTTTCCATTATTCCGTTAATCTCCATGCTGTCCGAATTTTTTATATACCCCTTCTTCATTCCAAAGCATTCAACTAATATCTCAACAGCACATACCGTATCGCGAGGAACCAGTTTTATTCCTGATTTATCCGCCCCCGAATGAAAAAGCATTCTTCTCTCTTCATCCCATAGACGCCAGTCTTCTGGCACTTCCTTTTCCAAAAATTCAAGAATAATTCCCTCTTTAACATTTACTACCTTATGCTCTTCCTGCTTCTGTTCCGCTATCTTTAATGCTTCTCCAGTTAAAAATAAATCTGTTCCGATAATATAATTCATATAGGCTTCCGCCCATATCTGATCAACTTCATTGTCAAGGTTTTCCCAAATGCTCTTCTTAGGCTTCACAATCCCAACTTCAACCGGCCAGAACCTTCTGTTCCCTGTCCTGTCCCTTAGAAACTCTGAATCATTTGAAGTTCCAAAGAACACACATCTTCTTGGATATTTCTCTGTAACCCTTCCGTATGCCTTACGGTATATGTCGTCCTGCTTGCTTAAAAACTGCTTTATCAAATTAGTTTCACTTCGGTTAAATCCTGTGAGTTCTCCAAGTTCATTAATCCATGTTCCCTGAATCATTTCAGCAGCTTCCTTGCCCTCAAAAGTCTGAAGGCTGTCGGAATACCAGTTTTTTCCAAGTTTTGCTAAGAATGTACTTTTACCAATTCCCTGCTTTCCAGTAAATATAGGCATGTAATCATACTTGACTCCGCCTTCAACGGCTCTCGCAACTGCAGCCGCCAAAGATACCTTCATTACTTTCCTTGTATAAATACTGTCCTCCGCACCGAGATAGTCTCTCAGAAGCATTTCTACTCTAGGCTTTCCATCCCACTTAACGCTCTCCAGGTAATCTCTTACACTGTTGTATCGTCTTTTGTGGGAAACTAGCAGAAGTGCATCATTGACTTTGTTTTCTCCGGTAAGACCATACCTGTTTTCAAGATAGTTTCTTAAACCGCTGTCATCCACTTCCTCGTACTGCCTTATTTCATTTCTATTGTCCCAAGGTGTAGTTCCCATAACCATTGCTCTATTTGCAAACTCATCTATTGCAAATCTCCCTTTTAAATTTATGTCGTTTTCCAGTACAATTTCTATATTTTTTATAGTCTTTAAATATTTCCCATTCTCATTTTCTGTCAGCAGGTTCATCCACTCAACATCTGTATCCTTGTCATCAATTGTCGTAAAATCCTGTGCCGCCTTTTCGTACCGTTCTTTATTCAGTATCGCTGACACTTCTTTTATTTCCCTTGCAAGTCTCGACATTTCAGTAAATGAAGGCAGTTTGCTCGTAGGTGTTCCTTCCTTTGAATCTGCGTCCATATCAGAGAATTTATGAAGCCTTACCATGTCGAAAGCATTACATAGTTTTCCGCCACACGGATCTGTTGCATGATGCGAGTACACAAAAACGTCGTCATATATTATAGCTCCGCCAAATGTGCTTCCTTGAGTGTAGGTCATCCTTTTTCCATCATCTGATATCTCATACTCTTCCGGAATAAACTTTTCCACTGCTTCAGCTATTGTAAAAGTTTTGCAGAAGGCTCCAATCAGTCCGCTTTTCTCTAGTGGGTTTTCCTGTTTTTTAAGAAGCCTTTCTGCAACTTTTTCAGATCCAGGAACTTGTGGCCACTCACTCATATTTTTCCAGTCATCGTATAGATTAAGTGTACCGTCAACCGATACAGGCGGGTTTTCAAGGTTAAAACTATAATAAATTTTATAGTTCACATCCTGCGAACAGCTTGGCCAGAACATCAGCCTTGCAGGTTCAAAAGTTGTAGGGTCGCACATTTCAATCCCTAATCTCTGGGCAACTTTTCTTGATACAGGTTCATACTCGTCAGGTGTCATATCCCTGTCTGCAAGGAACATAGCTCTTAATCTCGGAGCGGCTTCAGAATGCTTACGGGTGGGATGTATCACATACGACACATTCAAATCTTTCACCTTTTCCATAACCTCTTTTGTTTTCCCGCTTGGAATGTTGTCAAGATCCAGGGTGATTAACGAACGGCTTAATAAATTTGTGTTTTTTCTCTTCCCGTTTTTCAGTTCTCCGGCAACGAATCCGCCAACATCTTTCAGGTTATCCTGCTGTGATTTTCTCAGCTTTATAAAACTTTCATATGTTTCAGTTGTCCTTGTAGGATTTTCAAGCCTTTTAATAAACTCACTCCACAGCAGTTTTTCAGTTTTCCAGTGAGTTTCTTTTCTGCTCCCGGCAGTGGATATTACTATTTCCCTATTTGTCATTTTTCCTCCTTTCAAATATTTTTAACTGTTCCAAAACTTTTCTATTATTTTTATTGCTTCACGTAGCTTTTCAAATTCAGACTTGTCAATTTCATATATAAATTCTGTATTTATCACAAAACCTTTCTCATTAAAAATTATCTCAATGAAATCATTATAAGCATTTGAGTAATCCAGCCTTACCATCATACTGGCATTTTCAAAATTAACAACAGATAATCTGAATAAACTTTCCAATTTTTTCTTTAAATCTACGGCTAAAGAGTTGAAAATTCCGTTACATTCATCCAAATCACTTAACACTATCCAAACTTTATCTCGATTAGCCACCCGTTTCAAAAAATCTTTTAAATACATAACCATCAATCCTTTTTATAATACGGTGTTTCAAAGCCGTCAGCCCTTAATATAAGCCCCTCAGCCCACTCAATATCCTGCCCCATTATTTCACACACTTCATCTACAGATGTTTCCATAGGTGTTTCAATGACCACCTCATCATGAATGTGCATTACAATTTTAAATCCTTTTTCAGTTAATCTTTTTATTGACACGGCAAGGCAGTCTCTTGCGATAGCCTGAACCACATTTTCCGTTAATTTCCCGCCATAAGTATCTGTTGTTTCCCATTTTCCGCTTGTCTGATTACTCGACTTGTAAGTAATAACTTGTGATCCCCAACTGTTTTCCCTAGTTCCAGGGTTAGCATAGTACAATTTACGCCCACTTGGAAGTGTTATGGTGAAAAAGTCCATACCATTTGCCAGATCCCCTTCCCTGCTTAGTAACAGGTCTTTTACTGCTACCCTTGAGCCTGATTCAATTACATCTACTGCAGCGTTTCCAAGGCTGTACCATAGGTCAACTATTCTGCGGTTTGAATTTCGCCACATCCGTACTATTTCAGGCAGCTCTTCCTGAGTAAGCCCCATGTCTATCGCACCCATTGCAGTCAATGCACCTGGTCCACCTTGATATCCCAATGCAAGTTCAGCAATTTTCCCTTTCTGTCTCAAATGATAATTCTCTTTGCCTTTTGCGATTGATTCAATTGGAACTCCGAACATCTGTGAAGCTGACGCTTCGTAAATTTTTCCGTGAGTCCTGAATACTTCAGTTCTCCACCGTTCTCCAGCAAGCCAGGCAATCACTCTTGCTTCTATCGCCGAAAAATCTGCAATTACAAACTTCTTCCCCTCTTCTGGAACAAAAGCAGTGCGGATTAACTGCGACAGAGTGTCGGGTATATTGCTGTATAAAACGCTTAACGTGTCAACATCTCTTCTTTTTACTATTTCCCTTGCGTCGTTAAGATCCGCCAAGTAGTTTCGTGGAAGATTCTGAACCTGGACAAGCCTTCCAGCCCAGCGTCCAGTACGGTTAGCTCCGTAGAACTGCAAAAGCCCTCTTACTCTTCCGTCGTTTCCAAGCGCTTCTCTCATTGCCACATATTTTTTAGTACTTGTCTTGCTAAGCTCCTGCCTTATTTCAAGAACTTTCTTCACATTCCCTGAAGTTTCATCAATCAGTTTTTTCACAGTTGCTTTTTGTAAGTTTTCTACTTCTACACCGTTTTCTTTTAACCATTTCGACAATTGAGCCGTACTGTTTGGATTGTCCAGCTTTGTTATCTGTCTTGCAGTTTCCATTAAATGCTCATTCCAAGTATCACTTACATACAAGGCACTATCAACAAGTTCCGTATCAATCTTGATTCCATTAGCATTCATTCTTATGTCGGTTCTCCACAAATCCCATTCAAATTCAGGAACAACGACGCTTCTCAGTTTGTCGGCAATTGCCATTTCTGCCACAACATCCTGCCTGTTATATTCGATATACAGTTGCCATTTTTCAGGTTCGTGGTGCGGCATATTTCTAGTTCTCTCACCGTTTCTCTTTGAAGGTTTACAGGGAACACTGAAGTATTTTATAAGAGCCTTCCCTGTTGCTGATTTTTTCTTGTCATCCTTAAATCCTAGTGCCTTACCAACTTTTTCCAGTCCGCCAGGATAGCCTGCATAATAGCCGTGAATCATTGTGCACTCCCACTGATTTAATGATGTCGGATATCCAGCCTGATTAAGGCAGCTCCACTCAAATGCGGCATTATAGGCTCGCAGTAAAGTTTTCCCATCGTTTAATCTTTCAATTATTTCAATGGGGATTTTTTCCCCTTGAGCTAGGTCTACAACTTTTACATCAGAACCGTTTAGCGAATAAGCAAAAAGAAGGATTTCAAAATCATCACTCTGAGCATATTTATAAAGCCCCGCTTTTGCTATGTCCACACTGCTGAACGTTTCAATATCTATGTTTAATACATCCATCTGATTTTTATCCTTCCTTAGTTTGAAACAACCACGCAGGATAAACCCACGTGATTATCTAAATTTCTATTAATATAAAGCGTCATCTTCATCATCGATAACATCAAAATCCTGTTCGGCGGTTCTTCCACCTGCAAGGCTTTCTCCATCCTTAATTTTCTGTACGTTTCCTAATCCTGCACCTATTCCTTTTTTACCTTGGAACAGATACGGGAAGAAATTAACTGCTACATTTGCATAACATCCGCTGTAAATTTCACTCTGATCTGTTATGGGCTGCACTCTTCTATCAACTACTTGTGGGGGATAGTCAACTTTTGCAGAGGCTGTAAACACCCAATGTCCTTTACACTCAGGACCAAACGGGTCACCACTATTATTCATGCCATCTCCATCCCAAATTGGTGTAAATACTGTATTTGGCATTTTTCCTCCCCATTTTTCCGACACTCCTAACTCTGTAGCAGCTTTTATTGCCGCATCTATTTTATGTTTTGTTTCCACATCATTTTTTGGCACAAGAACCGTTGTGCTATACTTCTCCTCTGCTCCCGGTACTGATGCATGCGGTTTAAATACATGCACATAGCTTAATCTCCCTCTTACTGTTACTCTAGTTCCGTTTAAATTTTCCATTCTAATCATCCTTTCCATTATTGTCTAAATTTATAAAATCATCACTTGCATTGATAACATCATTTACATACGGAGCCCTTTTATCTGACTCTGGTACTAATGTTGGTTTACCTTTGGGTTTTATTATGAAATCCCCTACATACTCATTGAAATCTTTTTTCCCTACTACTCCCTCAAGCTGTGTCAACGTAAGCATTTTTCTTTCGTACATCAGCTCTTCTGCAACTCCTTTTTCCTTCAGAACTTCCATTGCCTTCTCGGTATCTGAAAACGCTCTTACTGATCTCCCTTCAACAACTTTCCATCCTGGCACGTACTCTCCTCGAAGTATTGCTTGCTGGCAGTAATTCTCAATATCCTTAACCCATTTTACGACATC